GTCATTAATGATAAAGGTTTCATGAACCCTTTTAAAAATTGTTCATCATAATTTATTATATCCCGTAACTCATTGACGAATTCTTCATTAGTAAATGCGATAATATTACTGTTGAATATATTCGGCATTTGTAAAAATATTCGTTTACATTTATCACCGGGTTGGATTGGCGCAAAACGGTCTTCAATATTGTGTTCTTTAATATACATATTATGCCGAATTGCGGCGCGCGATCCTATGGGAACGCCTTTATCGGTTAAATTATAATCAAGTCTTGATACACCGCCAACAATAGCAATATCATTTGGATCGACAGCTGCAAATTCTGACTTGATTTGTTTTATCCAATTTCTTATATCTATTTCGGATTTATCCAAAATCAATGGTATCGACTCTTTTAAGTATTTTTTAGACCATTTTGGAGTGCTCGATTTTATTAATTCCAGCCCCATAACTTTAATATATGGCGCGTCTGCTGGATATCTAGTCCCTTCTGAATCTTGAACGCGTGCAATGTATTTTTTCTTTTCACAAAGTAGCATTTTATCGGCAATAATTTCACGTTCGGCCCCGATAACATCTTTATTATACGCGTTTAACTCATCAGCAAAATCCGAAATACATTTTTTAATAATCGGTTGAATAACTTTTTTTTCAAATGCATCCGCCCAATCAACATATTCATCAGTACTTAAATTTGGGTTATTCGCTTTAAACATTTCCATAAATGGCGCAATCGTATAATAAACAGAATCCGTGTCCCCACTGATTATATAATGTTTGTCCCACGCTCGCATTTGTTGTAAATTTTCTTCTATATAATTAGCCAGTTTACGAATAAAATACCGACCATTGCCAGTAATTGCTTGTGCAATTAACTCATTAAACAATGGAAAATATTTATTCCCCAATGCGCCATATAAACTATTCAAAACGGTTTTTAATGTCATTTGTTCTGTATTATACCGGTTTTCAAGATATTCCGCAGTTTGGAATAATGCTTGAAGGTCTGAATCGCTTAATTCACCGAGCTCTTCTTCAGAGTACTCTAACGGGTCCTTCATCGTGCCCCCAAATATTTTTATTCTTTATTTTGACGTTTTTTTAATAGTTCGCCTAACAAAAGTTTGCGTTCTTCGTACTTAAATTGTGTTTTTTTCGCTTTCTTGCGGTCCACATAAATTTCAGAAACCATTTCGGGGATCATCCCTAATTTTTCACAATTAAATACCGCGCCATTAATACCCAATGACATTTTATTGGATTTAAGGATATCTTGCACCTGTTCTTTAACATCATTTGAAAGTTCCAACCGCGCCGCTTCATCTTGATCATTAAAATATGATAAAACCATATCTCGCAATTGTGGTGGCATTTTATTTTTTGGAACAAATGTTTCGGGTGACATGTTAAACCCAACCATACCAAGTAAAGGATACATTGAATTCACATCCGCAGACAGTACCCACTCATGTTTACCCCTTTCAACATCACGAACATAACCACCAACAACATGTGGTTGATCGTGTTCACTCCTAGGTGGAATAACACGACGATTTAACATAGATTTGTTCATTATATATTGTGACCATGGTTTAACAGTGCCAACTGCGTCAGAAATTTGCACGCCCATCATTTTAGATATTGTTATCAACAAATCAGTAAAATTCTTTTTACTATCAATTCGTTGGATTAAATAAGTATCAATGATGCCATAATACACAAATTCGGAATGCGCAAGTTCTTTGACTTCACTCCAATTACCCAAAATAGCAGCTTTGTATATTTTAGAATTTTTCTGCGATTCAGTCGGATTTGTTGGGATAATATATTTACCCGTATAAAAATCGTCAAACGCGGCATATTCAGTATGCTGAATTTTATTTTGTTTCAATTCAAGCTCAGCAATAGTATCTAACGAGTAATTGGGCACCGGTTTAAATGTAAATTTTTTATAAATTTCCATCAAATCTATAAAAAAATGGCCATCACTTTGCAATTTATATGTGGTTGAACCTTGAAATTCACGTTCATTTAATGCTGTTGAACCATGCACGGATAATCGATCAACATCAATACCAAGATTTTTAAGTCTATTGTAAATATACGGGAAATCAAACCCATTGCCATTCCAAGCATATACAATCAGGGGGTCAAGTTTTCCGAAAATATTCAAAAATACATCAATTAAATGCATTTCATCCCTGCACTTAACATATTTAACATCATAATCAAACTTATAATCCGACTGATGTACCCAATCTCTTACACCCAATACAAATAAAGTTTTTTCCTTATTATCATAAAATTGCATCAAGGATATCGGTTCTGCCGCTTTATTTGGTACTGGAAAACCTTTAGAACATGTCCCGACTCGTGTTTCAATATCAAGCATCCAAACCCTAGGACTAGAATTATACTTATCCTTATTCCAATAATTATCTCGGATATTCCGATACATTGGATCTAAAAAACCAGCATGATGTCGCCCGTCTTTAACTCGACCTTGTTTTTTTTCTAATTTAATAGACTCATCAATAATATTGGTATATGAGCCACGACTACATGGTTCATACCATTCCGCAGGCAAATCAATACGTTTTTTAACCGATTTATTTAAATCCGTATCATAATACCTTTCAAAATATTGATAACCGTCTCGCCAAGTGCTTTCAAATAATTTCATAATTCATCCATTTTAAGACACAGACACTTATTTTTTCCGAATTTATTCAAAATCTTGACGTGATTTAAATATTTTTTCACCCAACTCATCATAAAGTTTATTGATCTCATCAAAAATATGATCAATTTCGTCATATAATTTCGCAGCATCTTCTTCTAAAGTTTTAACTTTTTTTTCAGTCTCACGCCGTAATTTATCATTCATAATTTTCCTAACCTCGCATTGTGATTTTTATTTGAATTGAACCATTTATCACGCAATTCCTTCAATACTTCCATTTTTAGGTTTGCACCGTCAAACACTTTAAAGGCAATGTTTTTACCAACAAAATCGGGCGATAACCCTATTTCCTTTTTACTTTTATATTTCATTAAACATTCACCCACGTCTAAATAAATTTTTAACACTATATTTTGAACTTCTAAAATTTCTGTCCTAAATGCTTGTTGTTGTACATCTGACATATTAGATATTACATCATCACCGTCACCATCAAATTCCGGATTCCACAGGAGAATATTCGCCCATTCTGGATAAACATCCGGCACTTCAATCATATAATTAACAATTAACCTTTTCATCATCCATGGTGTATTAAAAAAATCAATTAAACGATGCCGCGCACAGTACCATAAAGTTTTAAGTTTAACACGAGTATTATCATTAAATAAGAGCACATAACCTTCTTTTTGCTGCTCTTTTGTAACAACGGTTATGGCATCAGCAACTGTATTAAAACATGTAAACTCGGGTACAACTTCAACCCCATGTTTGATCGCATCACGGCAATCTTCATATTCACCAGTGATATTATCACGCACCGCCAACAATTTAATAAATCGCTGTTTATATTTAATAACAATAACACAACCATCAAACGTTGGATCATGCCATTCAAAAATTGGCGTTTTGCCATTTAACAATAAACTTTTAACATAGGGCTCGATGTCGCGTGTAATCCCTGAGGATATAATGTAATCATTAAAATCAATAGCACACCGTTTACTACCCCAAAAAATTTGGCCATTTAACAAAAATGGCGCAATCATAGTGCCATCCAATTTTTCGGTCATTTGGATTATTTTTTTAGTGCGATCTAATACATCTGCTTGGGTTTCAGCAATTTGGTTCACATTAAAAAATTTTTCAAATGGTCTCCGTAATATTTTCCCGGTCGCATTATCAAATATAATCCCACGGCACTCTCTAGCTTCAGGAGTATCAAATGTATCTTGGTTTATAAGATTATATTGAATAACCGTAAAATAACCTCGGTCACATATGCCCATTTCGGGTTTATGCCGGATCTTAGCAATAAAATCATCTTTATTTTCTATAATAGGAAACATTTCCACCTCATAATGGTATTATATCACGAGGAGCGCCCCTCGTAAACCTTTTTAATGGCTTGATCCATTGCACGTTCAATTTG